AAGACTGGGGCGACCAGAAGTGGCGCACCAAGAGTGGAAAGCCGTCTTCAAAAACAGGTGAGCGTTATTTGCCGGAGAAGGCGATAAAATCGCTCAGCCCCGCAGAGTATGCGGCCACCACAAAAGCCAAACGTGCGGGTAAGGCTGCTGGCAAACAGTTTGTGGCCCAGCCCAAGAAAATTGCCAAAAAGACAGCGAGCTTCAGATGACTACATCAGGCACTACAGCGTTCAACATGGACCTCACCGAGTTGGTGGAGGAGGCGTATGAGCGTGTTGGTGCTGAGTTGAGAACTGGTTATGACTTGCGCACAGCTCGTCGGTCGCTTGACTTGATGTTTGCCAACTGGGCAAACCGTGGCATCAACATGTGGACGTTTGAGCAGGGCTCCATAAATCTGGTGCCCGGTCAGGCCACATACAACCTTCCAGCGGACACTGTGGATTTGTTAGAGCATGTGATCCGCACCGGTGCTGGCAACGTCTCCACTCAGGCAGACCTGACTATCACCCGGATCAGTGTTTCTACTTACGCCACGATCCCCAATAAGCTGCAGCAAGCCCGTCCCATTCAGGTCTGGATTGAGCGCCTTGAGACACCGCGTATCACCGTCTGGCCCGTGCCAGACAACTCGCAGCCTTACATTTTCGTGTATTGGCGCATGCGTCGTTTGGATGATGCTGGCAATGGTGTAAACACCATGGATGTGCCATTCCGCTTCTATGAGGCCATGGTGGCTGGTTTGGCTTACCACCTTGCCTTGAAGGTTCCAGATGGTTTAAATCGCCTTCAAGTTCTTAAAGCCCAATATGACGAAGCTTGGGACCTTGCCTCGACAGAAGACCGCGAGAAGGCGGCTGTCAGGTTTGTTCCTCGTGCAACCCACATTGGAAATGGTGGGTACTGATGTCAAATCGGTTTGCTTCAGGCCACAAAGCGATTGCCATGTGCGACCGCTGTGGTCAGCAATTCAAGCTTAAACAGCTAAAGACAGAAGTCATCAAGCAGCGCAAGTATGAGTTGCTGGTGTGCCCTGAGTGCTGGGACCCGGATCAGCCACAGCTGATGCTTGGCACATTCCCAGTAGATGACCCACAGGCTCTCAGGAATCCACGCAGGGACACAACATATATCGTTTCTGGTTTAAACGACAACGGAAACATATCGGGCGGATCGCGGGACATTCAGTGGGGCTGGAACCCAGTGGGTGGTTCGCGGTTTTTTGATAGCGCACTGACACCAAATAACTTGGTGGCTGTTGGGTTTGTTGGTACAGTTACGGTAGTGACAAGTTAAGGAGTCAATCATGGCATTCACACGATCTGCTGATGGCATCGCCAAAAAAGGCAAAACCGAAGGCAAAAACTTGGGCGATAGCGGCCCCACATCCAAAGAGATGATGGGCGGCAAACCCAGCAAAAGCGGCGGCGGCAAGCGCAACAGCGACATGAAAACCATGGGCCGTGGCTTGGCTAAGGTTGCAGCACAGAAGCGAGGTTAATCATGGCTAAATTCAGTCACAAAATGATGGGCAAAGAGGTTGGTCAGGCCAGCGTCTATGCCGAGCCGCACACGATGACTGGCAAGGTCGTCAAGGCCACCACCAACCCCGGCAAAGAGCCAAATCACAGCAATGTTAATACGGTGAATATGAGCGTTGGCGCGTTTAGCAACAAGCCTGATGGCGCAGGCACCAAGACCAGCGGTATCAAAATCCGTGGTACTGGCGCTGCCACCAAAGGCGTGATGGCACGCGGCCCGATGGCCTGAGATTGCAATGAACTACACCGACCTGAAAGCCAACATTGCTCGCATCTGTGAAAACACTTTCACAGAGGCGGAGTACGCATTGTTTACACAACAGGCGGAGCAGCGCATTTACAACACGGTTCAGTTGGCAAACCTGCGCAAGAACGTCACAGGCACGTTGTCCAACGGCAACAAGTATCTGTCAGCTCCAAATGACTTTCTGTCGTCGTATTCGCTCGCAGTGATAGACATTAATGGCGATTACCATTACCTGCTGAACAAGGATGTGAACTTCATTCGTCAAGCATATCCCAATAGCAACGCAGGTGGATTGCCCAAGCACTATGCGATCTTTGGTCCCACAACGACCAACTCCGTGCCACCCGTCATCACGAATGAGCTTTCTTTCATTCTTGGTCCAACTCCAAACTTTGCGTACGGAGTCGAGCTTCATTACTACTACTACCCAGAGTCGATTGTGACTGCGGGTACTTCGTGGCTGGGCGACAACTTTGACAGTGCTTTGCTGAACGGCGCATTGGTCGAGGCAATTCGCTACATGAAGGGCGATGCCGATTTGGTTTCGCTGTATCAAAACATGTATTTGCAGGCAGTTGCTCTGTTGAAAAATCTTGGAGATGGCAAGCAGCGCATGGATGCATACCGGGATGGGCAAGTCCGCATCGAGGTCAATTAAAGAACGTCCATCATGGCAATCACACAAACCCTTTGCTCATCGTTCAAGCGGCAAATTTTGCTGGGCATACAGAACTTCAGCACAGACACATTCAAGATGGCTCTGTACAGTTCTGCCGCCAACATTGGAGCAGACACCACGGTGTACACCAGCAGCGGAGAGGTTTCCGGCGGCGGTTACACAGCGGGTGGAATTTCTTTGGTTGTGAATCCGACCCCAACTCTCTCTAATGGAGTTGCGTTCGTGTCGTTTAACACTGCCGTGTTTAATGCTGCGTTGACCGCTCGTGGAGCGCTCATCTACAATACCTCGAAGGCCGACGCAGCAGTCCTTGTTTTGGATTTTGGTTCTGATAAAACCATGTCTAACTTCACCGTGGAATTTCCACCTGCAACCGCAAACAGCGCGATTCTGCGCATCGCATAAGGAGCAATCATGCAATCCGAAAAAATCAACCCCGTGGACACCGCTGCTGTTGCCGTTGAGCAGGGCGCGGGTCAGTTTGAAACCGTCGCCGTAACTGGCGCATACACCGTCGAGTGCTTTGATGCTGACGGCAATCTGAAGTGGTCTGACCAGATCAAGAACCTCGTTGTCACTGTTGGCAGGAACGACCTGCTGGACAAATACTTCAGCGGCTCTGCTTACACCGCGCTGTGGTATCTTGGACTGATCAACTCGGGCGGCACTTATGCTTCCACCGATACCATGGCTACACACCCCACTTGGACCGAGAACACTGGCTACTCTAACGCCACCCGTCCCGCACCCACTTGGAACGCTGCAGCTTCGGCCTCCAAGTCCACAACTGCCACTGCGTTCAACATTAACGCCACCGGCACGATTGGCGGCGCGTTCCTGACCAACCAAAACACCAAGGGCGGCACTACAGGTATTCTGTACTCCGCTGGCAACTTCACTGGTGGCGCTCGTTCTGTGGCTTCTGGCGACACACTGAACGTTACCTACACCGCTTCCGTCTAAGGAGATCAACATGGCAGCAAGTTTTAAACCCGGCGCTCAAGTCAAACTGAACGTGGTCCTGCCGCAAGGCGAGGTCAAGCAGTTGAACGTTAACCAAGATGGCGACATTCAGTATCTCGTTGAGTACACCGATGCCGCCGGTGATGTGCATCAGCGTTGGTTCAAGGAAGACGAACTCGTCGGAGCTTGATAAATGCCGTACGTTGTAGCGGATCGCGTCAAAGAGACTTCTACGTCCACGGGAACGGGTAACTTTACCCTTTCTGGCGCAGCCACGGGGTTTCGCACCTTTAACTCCGCGATTGGTGTTAACAACACCACAACGTACGTCATTACTGATTCGACTGGTGGGCAGTGGGAAATTGGTCTTGGGACGCTAACCGCCAGCACCACACTTCGTCGTGATCTAGTGTTTTCCAACAGCTTGGGCAACACTTCTTTTGTCACCTTCTCGGCGGGAGGAAAGACCGTTTTTGTGTCAATGTCCGCCGCGCCCCGTAACGACAACACAGTTTTCGGGACATCCCTTACTTTTTCACCGGGCACCTATCAGTCTACGACTGTAATTGGTTTTGGCGCAAACGCCAGCGCAGATTTTGCCACCGCTGTGGGACGAGACGCTACTGCGTCGGGTGATAGTGGTTCCGCATTTGGCAGGGCTGCCACCGCATCGGGTGCAAACGCTGTTGCTGTTGGACGGAGTTCCGGTGCGGGCGGAGTTAACGCAGTTGGAATCGGTAACGGTGCAAACTCGTCGCAAGATAACGTTGTTTCCGTTGGTACTGGGGCCTCTGGTCAAATTGTTGATGCGGTGGCAATTGGCTCAAACTCTACCGCCAGCGGAACTACCGCGCCATATGATAAATCGGTGGCTGTGGGGGCATCCTCCCGTGCATGGGGCGGAATTACCGTTGGGGTCAACTCGGGCCCCGTTCTAACCTTCCCAGTAAAATCAGGGACGACTGTTATTGGGCACGGCATTACGGCGCTTGAAGACGACGCCACCTACATGAATAAGTTTCGCACGGGCGTGACGCCTGTGGGGACATCATGGTTCTTGAAGTGGGACGACAGCACCAACGAGGTTTACGCTGACCCCGGCCCAACACCGCCAGCTGCCACAAACTGGTACGCATATCAAGTTCAACCATCTCCCGGCTCTACGTTCTCGGTAGCCATGCCCGCCGGAATGCCCACTGGCAGTTTTGGCTTTGGTAACTCACTGTTTTCCACGCAATCAACTTTTAGCGGATCGCCAATCCCCTCTGGGGCGTGGACGTATCTTGGGACTTTTGGACCTTATACCGCCATATATGCCGTCGGTTCACCGCAGCCAGACCCGGAGGTTTACTCTGGCTCTGCATTCGGCGTCATCATCATCTACTATCGCGGCTACGAGACGGACAGCGGTGCAACTTCCACGGTAGACGTGAACACAGGTACTACGCTGTACAGTAGCTTTGGAAGTAGCTTTTTTTGCTCAAGTTTTTCCGTTTTTGGCACCACCCAATACGGGCATGCAATTGTGACCATGAGTGGAAATTATGCTGGTTCTATTACTGCAAGCAGCGGCGCGACACTTGTTGAAGAATTTTATGACAGCGGCAGCGGCAACACTTACGCCTTTTTTGATCTAGATTCATCGGGTGTAAGCAACGCAAGCGTGGGCATGAGCATCGCCACCATTCCCTCCCCCGCCGGTTACGCCACCATATTCTGGTACAACTACGTATGACGCACAAACTTTTTGTCCTCGTCGTTGATGGTGCGCCCACGAGCGATGTGGTTGCACAGGGTCTTTTGCCTGCTGACGCAGATGGCTACCAAGAAGTGACTATCCCCGCGTACCCACAAGACGGTCGCAAGTACACGCCGGGCAATCCTCGATTTGAAGAGGGGGTTTTGCTCGCCGATTGGGTTGAGGTTGATGATCCGACGTATGCGGGACGTACGGCTATTCGTGCGCGGACGGAGCGAGAAAATCGAGACGCCCGCATCAAAGCAGTTGAGTGGCGATATGCTCGGTATGAGCGCAATGCTCGTACTGGTGCAGCGCAACAAGATGATCTATTCACTCTTGACGCTTATGTTCAGGCGCTGGCGGATGTCCCGGCCCAAGAGGGTTTTCCTTGGCAGATTAGCTGGCCCGTCTATACACCATAAGCGGAGGTCACCATGCTTTTTGGCGATTCCGCGTTTGGCGAGCTGGCATTTGCGGAAGAGCCAGTATTAAATGTCATTTCAGCTTCCATCACCGAGTCTGCGTTTTTAACCGACGCACCCAACGGTGTGGCGGTGCTCCCCGCCGCGATTACTGAAGCAGTCACCGCAACCGACACTGTAAATTTTGTACCGCCCACATTCAATGTGAGCCTCACTGAGACAGTGACCGCCGCCGACAGTGTGGCTGTGGCTGTAAGTACGCTGAATGCTTCGATCTCAGAAGCGGGAACGGCCACCGACGTTGTTGCGGCCACGGTTAACAACACCAGCAGCATTACTGAAACCGTCACCGCAACAGACAGCGTGGCGGTTGCTGCAAGCACACTGAATGCAACAATCTCTGAGGCTGGTACGGCCACGGACGTGGTTGATGCCCAGCAAGCCATCCCAGCGAGCTTGACCGAGACTGTCACAGCCGCCGATGCAGTTGATACCGTCAACAACACATTTGGCGTTGATTTAACGGAAACCGTTACCGCCGCAGACGCAGTTGCCGCTCAGCAAAGTCTCGTTGCTGATTTGACCGAAACCGTTACCGCTACGGATACGGTTGATGCCACCAACAGCACATTTAATGTCGATCTGGCGGAGGCTGTTACGGCCACCGACACGATTGATGCGCAGCAGGATGTTGCCGCTAGTCTGGCCGAAGCTGTCACGGCTACTGACGTGGTTGACGCGCAGCATGATGTTGCCGCCGACTTAACTGAAACCCTGACAGCCACGGACACGGTTGATGCGCAGCAGGATGTTGTTGCCAGCCTAACCGAGTCCGCCCCAGCCCTTGATCAATCAGATTTCCAGACCGACATAATTGCGCTCATTTTTGAAAATGGCGTGGCGGCAGCTGACGCGACCGATGGCGTCAACACCATGGAAGTGGCTCAAGATGAAGCTGCGACCGCCGATGATGTGGTGGACGCTGTTAACGAAATGCCTGTTGCGCAGGATGAAGCTGTATCTGCTGCGGACAATGTTGAAGCTCAGCAAGACTTCGTTGAAGACGTCTCGGAAATTGCAGTCGCTGCTGATGATGTTGATGCTCAGCAGGCGGTAATTGACGATGTGGTTGAGACCTTGACGGCCACGGATGATGTTGACAGTACGATTGAGTATCTCGATCTGATAGACGAGACGGTTGCAGCAGACGATTCGTATGTAATTTCCACCATTACGGGAGTGGAAGTTTTTGAAGTTGTGTCCGCCATAGACGATATTTCTGCGGCTGGCAGCATCTACAACGTGAGCATCATCGAGCTTGGCAACGCACAAGACATTTTTGTCGGTGTTTTGCAGTGGGAGGTCATCAACGACTTTGACGCTGTGACTTGGGGTAATGTCAACTCTGCGCAATCATCTGCGTGGGAAGTCATCAACGCCCACGAACCCCAAGACTGGACTGTAATTTACTAGGAGATTAACATGGCTGACGTATCTGAAATTGACATGCTCAAAGCACAAGCTCAGGCTGAGCTCAACCGCCTTGAGGCCGACTCCAGCGCCAAAGAAGTGGCAGGCAAGGCCATCGGCAAGCAGGGACTCTTCTACATCACGTTCATTGTGGTGATTGGCGTACTGGCGTCCCTTGCGCTGGAAGAGTCAAAGATCGCTGCTGTGATGGGCCTTCTGGGTGCAGCGCTTACGGCTCTGATCTCGATGCTGAACGGCATTGCAGGGGCCAACGCCAAGCAAGAGCGCCCTGAGTTTGAAGTCATGAAGCAGCTGATCGACAAGCTCGACAGGCTTGACCGCGAAGAGCAGCCCATGCGTGTAGACGTGGTGGGCGACAAAGTAACTGTAACCAAGGGTGCTGATAAGGTCAGCGCCGCAAGGGAGTAAGCCATGCTGTCACTCATCTCAACCCTCGGGGGCCTGCTGATCTCCGGCCTGCCCAAGCTGTTGGAGTTCTTTCAGAACAAAGCCGACCAAAAGCATGAGCTGGCACTGGCCCGAGTCCAGACCGAGCGCGAACTCCAACTGGCCGCTGCTGGATTTGCCGCGCAGGCCAAGATCGAAGAAATCCGCACCGAGCAGGTGGCAATGGAGACAGACGCCCGGATGACTGAAGCAGCTCTGGCGCATGATGCCAAGGTGCTTGAGAAGGCCAGCACATGGGTTTCCAGCTACGTGGGCACTGTGCGCCCAACAGTAACTTACATCTTCGTGCTGGAGCTGGTGGCAATCAATGCCTTCATGGCTTGGTATCTGTACCAGCAGCCGGGCCTGATCACCAGCATTGACGACGTGATCCGCTACTCTGAACTGATCTTCTCCAGCGATGAAATGGCAATGCTTGGTGGCATCATTGGCTTCTGGTTCGGCTCTCGTCAGTGGAGCAAGAAGTGAAGTTGAGCAAGGCTGGCGAAGACCTGATGCACAAGTACGAGGGTTTTCGCTCTCGGCCTTATCTTTGCCCTGCCCACATCTGGACGATTGGCTACGGCCACGTCCTGTACCAAGAACAGATCAGGCTGCCCGTGGTTCGGCCACCGGGAAAAACCAAAGCCGACATCCCAATGATTCGCAGCGAGTACCCGCTCAAGCCGGAGGACAACCGTGTCTGGACAAAAACGGAGATCGACGAACTATTCCGTGATGACGTCACAACTTTTGAACGCGGTGTTCTACGACTTGTTCCCAGCGTGGTTGGCCGCCAAGGCAGCTTTGACGCTCTGGTCTCTATATCCTTTAATTTTGGGCTAGGCAATTTGCAGCGCTCCACTATCCGAATGCGGGCAAATCGGCGAGAATGGGAAGGTGCAGCTGACGCTTTCTTGGTATGGACGAAGGGCGGTGGCAAGGTACTGCCGGGGCTTGTAAAACGGCGGCAGGCTGAACGAGCGCTGTTTCTGAGCGACGCAGGAGAATAATGTGGCACTGAAAAAACTGACGTTTAAAGCCGGTTTAAACCGAGAAAACACTCGTTACACGAACGAAAACGGCTGGTATGAAAGCCAGTGGGTACGCTTCCGTCAAAAAACACCCGAGAAGATTGGTGGATACGCTCCATTTGCCAACCGGGAGGGTTCTTTTGCGCCAATTCCCGGAATTGTCCGTGGTATGTTGACTTATCTTCCTAGCTATTTGTTGGAGAGCTTTGCAAATTCCCCCTTCATCCCCACGCAGGTTTTTGTTGGGACCAATCGCGGCGCGTACAGCTTCACCCGTACAACTGATACCACAGCGACTGGGGGTGCATCGGAAATTATTTATCCACTTACCGTAAGTGGAAGTGGTCCCGGTGCCGTTACAGGAACAGTTGATTACTACGTCAAAGACGCAAAATTTGATCTATATGGCCCCGGCCCCACTTACACTGAGGCGGAAATCACGTTTGATGGTAGCACTATCAGCCCCGTACCCCGTTCGGTGTTTTATCCCGGACAGGTGATCAAAATTCTACCGCCACCCCTTTCCCCCGGATTTCCGCTCCCGGCTAACGGTAATTCCAACTCTCTATACACCGTCACTTCGGTGAACTTGGGGTCTCTCGTAAATATTCGCGTGTCTATAACCTCTCCACCCGCTCCAGTCATCACGACAAGCTGGAGGGTGGGGGTCATGGTTTATTTTCAGGATAAACCCGATATTCCGACTGTTCTTGGTGAAATCACACTTTGGAGCCAAAGTTTGTTTGGCTCTACGGTTATGTCTAACCTCAGAGGTGGCCCCATCTATGCTGATGGGCAATCACTGAATGCGTTGGATCAGACAAACGGCACTCCAAACACGAATCCACCCGCATCTGCGCCGCCTATCACTGCAAACTATGTGCTGGTGTCTGATGTCAGCCGGTTTGTGTTTGCGCTGGGAACACAACCATATTACCCAACTAGCACTGAATTTCCATTTACCGTTATTTTCCCTGCGGACCCTCTTCTGATCCGCTGGTGTGACCAAGAAAACTATTCGGAGTGGGCTCCAGCTGCGACCAACCAAGCGGGTGAACTACGGCTTTCCAAGGGTTCTGAGATCATCACTGCTTTGCAGGCTCGTCAGGAGGTGCTGGTTTGGACTGACACAGCACTCTATGCCTTGCAATATCTGGGCGCTCCTATTGTATGGGGCGCTCAGCTTATGGGCGACAACATCACCATCATCAGCCAGAACGCGGCTGTGTACGCAAACGGCACGGCGTACTGGATGGGCGACGGCAAGTTCTACATCTATCGCGGTACGGTGGAGACGCTGCGCTGCGATCTGCGTCGGTATGTCTTTGAAGACCTTGACCCCACCAACGCTTGGCAGGTTACAGCTGGCACCAACGAACAGTTCAACGAAGTTTGGTGGTACTACGTTTCCAAAGGCTCCAGCACTTTGCAACCAGACAAGTACGTGGTCTACAACTACGCCGAAGATATTTGGTACTACGGCACTGATACGGCTTCGGTGTATCTTGATTCGCGTCTTGGCAATGCGACTGGCCCATTAAAAACCAAGGCCACAAAAGTCGGGACGAGTCCGGCAACATCAATCATCTACCAGACAGAGTTTGGGAACGATGAGCGAAACTATTCCACCGACCCCACGCCCATCGCGGCCATTCCCGCGTACATCACCAGCGCAGAATTTGACCTTGATGATGGACATCAATTCATGTTTGCTTGGCGGATGCTTCCCGACATCACATTTACCGGCTCCGACAACCCCGATCCGTTGGCTGTGCCACCGATCCCCACGCCCTCCGTTCAGATGGCGCTTCTGCCCATGAAGAACTCGGGTTCTGGTGTAACCAACCCAGCATCTGTTGGTGGTAGCAACTCAGCTGCGGTGTTGCGGGTCGCTCCTGAGACCACGTTCACTATTGAAGAGTTCACTGGTCAAGTGTTCACTCGAATAAGGGCGCGTCAGATTATGATCAAGATTTCGTCCAACACTCTTGGCGTATCGTGGCAGCTTGGCTCACCGCGTCTTGACATGCGTACCGACGGGAGACGCTGATGATCATTACTTCAGACTTTGAGCTGCAAAAGGTTGCGCCTCCGTCCCTGCCAATTGCGGGCAATGAATATTCTCGTGCATACCAAGATCAGCTGAACAACGTTCTGCGTATCTATTTCAACCGGCTCAACGTTATTCTGGGGCAGTTCATGGCTACCGATACACCAATCCCAATCTCGTTCCCGTCAACCGCTTTGGATGCATTTGGTCGGCAGCGGGTCAGCAATCCTCTGACGCTGTTTGATTCGTCGCACCGCTACGCCGACAACAACCTGTGGGCAAACAGCATCACAGGAACCGCTGCGGCCACATTCAGCGCTGACGAAGGTTTGATCAACCTGACTGTTGGCTCTGCCAGCGGTGACCAGATCATCCGCGAGACCATCAAAGTCTTCTCCTACCAGCCGGGCAAGAGCCTGTTGGTGATGAGCACCTTTGTGTTTGGCGATGCTAAGACCAACCTGCGGCAGCGCGTAGGCTACTACGGTGCGGCCAACGGCATCTACTTTGAGCGCGAGGGCAGCATCAACTACATGGTTGAACGCAGCAGCGTGACCGGTTCTGTGGTCAATACCCGCGTGGCTCAGGCCGACTGGAACCAAGACCCACTGGACGGCACCGGCCCATCTGGTTTGACGCTGGATTCCTCCAAGGCGCAGATTCTGTATTTGGACGTTGAGTGGCTTGGTCTGGGCACTGTCCGCACCGGGTTCATCATCAACGGGGCTTTTGTCCCGTGTCACAACTTTGATCACGCCAATCTGGTCACGACCACCTACATCACCACGGCATCCCTGCCTTTGCGGTATGAGATGACAAACGTGGGTGCCACGGCCAGCGCCAGCACGTTGAAACAAGTCTGCTCGACGGTTATCTCTGAGGGCGGCTACGAGCTGCGCGGCGCTCAGTTGTCGGCGGGGACTCCCCTCACAAGCCCAGCAACATTGACCACCGCCGGGACGTTTTATCCAATTGTTTCGTTCCGTCTGAAGACCACCCGGTTGGATGCAATTGTCATCCTGACAGCCTTATCCATTTTGGGCATTACCAACAATACCAACTACAAGTGGGAGGTGGTTGCCTCTGGCACCACAACCGGCGGCACTTGGGTGAGCGCAGGCGCGAACTCTGCGGTGGAGTACAACATCACCGGAACCGCATTTGCTGTGGGCACTGGGCGCATTTTGGCGACGGGCTTTTTTCAAGGCTCCAATCAAGGGGCCAACAGCGTTGACATTTTGAAGGCGGCGCTGTTTACTACCCAGCTTGAGCGCGATCCTTTCACCGTAACCCCTTATGAAATCACGCTGGCCTGCGCAGCTTCAACCAACGGCGATCAAGTTCTCGGTTCTGTGGACTGGGAAGAGGTCAGTCGTTGATTGCCACGGTATCATTGTTTCTAAACTTGACGCAGTAAGGACGCAACATGAGCCCGCAAGAAGTTGTAATTGCAGACGCACAACGCAACGGCAAATCTCCCGGAGTGGTCATGGGCGGGATTGCTTTAGCCATTGACACCAAGGGCGCACGAGTCATGCACGACAATAAATCTGTTGTTGTGCTTGAACCCATTGAAAAAAGCAAAAGCGATTTTCAGGTTCATCTTTTTACGGTGGATTCGCCAGTGGGCTTGGTTCGTAGCGTTAAGTCTATCGTCGCTCAAATTGAACAAATTCCGGGTCTTGAGCGTGTTTACGGCGACACCAAAGATAAGCAAGTAATTCAGATGCTGAGAACTGCAGGCGTGGCAGTGCAAAAATCAGACAAACCAAAATTCACTTGGATGGCAGAGGCATAAATATGTCGGGATCAGACAGCTACACCAACTCTGCGCCACCGCTTGGATTTGATCAAGCGTGGATTGATGACCAGCTTAAAAATGGTTCTGGCACCGACTTGCTGGCGGCGCAACTGCTTTCTCAGCGTTCGTATGACAAATGGACCGGTCAAGGAGCTGGCACCATTTTGGATAACGCAAGGGCGATGGTCTCAAAGTTGTCCGAAGCTGGCATCGAACGCCTTGAAGATTTTGGTCGCAGAGCCGTGCAAGAGCCTAGAGTTTACACGCCAGAAACAAGATATGTGCAATGGCTTGGAAGCAGCAACAAACCGAAAAACCCCAATAACTCAGTGCTACCCGAAAGAGACCCTGAAAACGGGGAGGTGCTTGGTTACTACGAGATTGCTCCAACCGGTCGTTGGTTTGAGACAATTGTTATTGTTGATGGGGAAGGGGGCGGCGTTCAATATAATGAATATTTGAGCCCCGAAAAAATAAGTGAATTTAAACTTTCCGGAGTGGAACCCGTATCTGTAATGCAAGATACGGATCGCACTGAGTATTTCAATAAAAAAACAGGTAAGGTAATAAACCCTGATTACGCTTTTGCTGGCGGAGATGTTTGGAGTGGAACCTTTGCCGGAGACGGCAGAACAAGCTTTGGCGTTCAATTCAATGACGTGGGGATGCCCATTTTCTACACGCAGTACGGAGGCTCCTCAAGCGATTGGGGAAAGATAGCACCGCTGCTGACAATGGCGTCTTTTATTCCGGGTATTGCACCATTTGCCATGGCAATTAATGCAGCGGCAAGCGCATATCAAGGAAACTATACGGGTGCCGTGCTGAGTGCATTGGGCGCAGCAGGCGGCTTTGGAGCTGATTTTTTCAGCCCTGAAACCCTTGCCGCCATAAAAACAACTCGACAAGTTGTTGGTGTTTTAAATGCGATAGAAAAAAAAGATTTTGGTTCGTTTATTGGCAGCCTTGCCGATGTCGCGCCTGCGGTGGGTATCACAATCCCCGTTGACATTATTAAGCCGTTGAATGCTGCCGCTACAGTTTCTGCCTTGAGTAAAGGAGATTGGGCTGGTGCTTTAAATTCTGCCAGCATGTTTATTGACAACCCGGCTTTTAAGAAAGACATCAAACTCGCGGAACGCACAGCCAATCTCGTGTCAGCGATTGAGAGCAAGAATCCGTCCGCAATCATGTCGGCTGCTGTTGGCCTGTCCAGAACAATAGATGCTGGCTCACGGGTGGTTAAAGATATTGCAAGACAAACCGGCGCACCCATGAGTGACGCCGAAGCGAACAGAATTCTTTTGTCCGACGACCCGGACCAGCAGGTCAAAGACTACTATGCAGAAGTAAACAAAATAAAGAAAGAATACAAGACAAACTTTGGCGAAGATTTAACCGACGACCAACTGCAGAGTTTTGCGGATTTTGGAAGCCTCAAAGGCGGATACGAAAATTTTGTTGCAAACCGACCTATTGAGAAAGTGTTGGCGGACTCCGGGTTGGTTAAAGAAGACTTGAGTCAGGACGAAGTGGATCAACTTCGCGCTGATTTGGGCCTGCCACCAGAACCAAAGAAAGATTCTGGCACCCAGTATGCAGGCGTTGACACTGGCATCGTAAGCGATGCAGGGGGCGGCGGAGCTCCGGATACATCTCGGATTTTTACAACGCCCGATGAACGCATCACTGGGACAAAGATTAGAGATGATGGCTCAAAGAGCTTTACCATTAATAGGGTAAACCCCAACGATCCTTCCGAATCCATCACGTATGAGGCGATTCTTGACCCGGATACGGGTGAGGTGCATTATGAGTGGGGTGGCATTGAGTTTGATGAAAACGGAAACCCCACACTCGGCTCGACAAGTGCCAGCGCCTCAAAGCCTTCGTGGACTTGGGGTCTGCCTGAAGGGGCTGGGACGCCTAAAGTGGAAGAGCCGCCCAAAGTTGATGAGCCGGATTTAGGCCTAGATTTGGAATCAATTTTTGCGGGTGTTGATTCTGGTAAAGCGCCCGCTCCAACGTTTACACTGCCACCTGAGCTTGCGCCAACGCCTGAGCCAGAGCAGCCGGTTGCCGAGCAGCCCGAGCCTACTGATTTGGATACGGAACAACCCGTTGCGCCCACCGAGCCAACTTTTCCTGACGAACCTGTTGCGCCCACGGAACCATTTGAGCCAACTCCAGAACAGCCAGTTCTGACGACGCCAACCGAACCTGCGACTCCACCCTCTGGCGGAGTAAATGCGGCTGATGTGCAAAAAATCATAGAGGATGCTTTGGCCCAAAACCCAAGCATCACGGCAGATGATGTGCAGGCAATTGTTCGAGATGCCGTTAATACGATTCCCAACTTGACTGCCGATCAAGTGCGGGAAATTGTCGGCACTGAATTGCAGACACTGCCCGCAGGCGTAACCCCTGAAGGTCTTGATGAAGCCATTATTGGGGTGAAGTCCAATGTGGATGAAACCCGAAAAGCTTTGGAAGATGCAATCAGGGCAGCTCAAGATATTGGTCTTGAGGGCGATGCAGCCCTGCAAGCCGCCATCGACTCCGTGGCAGCGCAGCAGCAAACAAATGCATCTGACATATTGTCAAGGCTGGGGAATACAGAGCAGGCTTTGCGCGATGAGTTTGCAACTGAAATTTCTGATCTGGAGGAAACCACCAGAAATCAGTACAACGCCCTCACGGACGTGCAGAGGGCCATGGCCGACACGTTGGCAAATCAAGGGGTCACACTGGCGGATGCCATTGCTGTTGCCAAAGAACAGACGCAGACCCAAATTGACGAACTTAGCGAAGACGTGCAGGCTAAGTTTAATTCGCTCACCGACGATCAAAAGGCTCTGGCTAACGATCTTCAGCAGCAAGGTGTTGATCTTAATACGGCTATTGAGACTGCCAAAACGCAGACTCAGGAGCAAATCACCAACCTTGGTGTCGAGGTGGACGCCCGTATCAATCAATTGATGCAGCAAGGCCAGACATACCAGCAGGCCACTCAACAAGCGTTTACAGAGGTCAACGCCAGAAACAGGCAGCTTTCTGACCTTATCGGCACTCAAGGCCGCACTGCCAGCCAATCCGACATTGACGCCCTGTCAGAAATGCTGGGCGGTCGTCGTTCGATGGATTTAAGCTATGACGTGACTGGCGACAAACAGATCACGCAGGACGATATTGATTTCTTGACTGGCGTGGTCAGCGGGCAGAATACAAGCTGGACTGCGCCACAGCAATCCCCGTGGGCGGCTACCGGCCTGTACGGCCAGATTCAGGCCAATGAATTGCAGCGCCAAAAGGACTTGGCAGATGCCGAAGCCCGGCGCGTGGCTGATCAAC